CTTTGTCATATATTGACCAGTTAGCCGTGACTTCTTACTTTGAGGATGTTGAAGAAGATGAGTGGGAGCCAGTTGACATAATTAGTGGGGTTTAAATGGCAACAGACAAAGAAGTGAAGATTGAAAACGAAGGTGGTTACGATGAGCCTACACAGGCTGACAAAGACTTAACTGCCTTTGTTGTTGACCATTGTGATCGTTGGCGTGATTACAGAAATACCAACTTCCTTCCCTATTGGCTAGAGTACGAGCGCATCTTCCGTGGTGAATGGGCAGTAGAAGACAAGACCCGTGAATCAGAGCGTAGCCGTATTGTTACCCCTGCTACTCAACAAGCAGTTGAGACTCGCCATGCTGAGATCATGGAAGCAATCTTTGGTCAGGGCGACTTCTTTGACATTGAAGACGATATCCAAGATGTTAATGGCAACCCCATTGATGTGGAGATGATCAAGGCTCAACTTACAGAAGACTTCAAGAAAGACAAGATAAGAAAAGCCATTGATCAGATTGAACTGATGGCTGAAATCTACGGCACAGGCATAGGCGAAGTTGTAGTGATGACTGAGACAATATATGTCCCGTCTACTCAGCCGATACCAGGCCAAGCAGGGCAAGCGGCTATTGGTGTAATGGAGAAAGAACGCATTGCGGTCAAGATTTCTCCTGTAAACCCAAAGAACTTCTTGTTTGACCCCAATGGTGTTTCTGTAAATGACTGTATGGGTGTGGCGATTGAGAAGTATGTCTCTATCCACAAAATTGTCCAAGGCATTGAGGCTGGTATCTATCGCAAAGTAAACATCACCACTACTGGTGACGATTCTGACCTAGAGCCTACCCAAGAGGTAAGCCAATACCAAGATGAGAAAGTCTTGTTGTTGACCTACTATGGCTTAGTCCCAAGGGAATACCTAGAGAATCTAGAAGAAAACAAAGACATTGTTGACCTTTTCCCAAATAACTCTGAGGCAGAGGAATATGCTGACTTGGTAGAAGCCATTATTGTTATTGCAAATGATGGACAACTGCTAAAGGCTGAAGCCAATCCTTATATGATGAAGGATCGCCCTGTCTTGACCTATCAGGATGACACGGTTCCTAATCGTTTGTTGGGCAGAGGCACAGTAGAAAAAGCGTTCAATATGCAAAAGGCTATTGACGCACAGACTCGCTCACACCTTGACTCCCTTGCACTTACCACTAGCCCCATGATTGCTATGGACGCTACCCGTTTGCCAAGAGGAATGAAGTTTGAGGTAAAGCCTGGCAAGGCAATCCTTACCAATGGCGCACCTTCTGAGATTCTTTACCCATTCAAGTTCGGTCAAACTGACCCCAACAACTTGGCTACGGCTAAAGACTTTGAGCGTATGTTGTTACAAGCAACGGGGACATTGGATTCCCAAGGCATGATCAGCAATGTGGCTAGAGATGGCAATGGTATGTCTCTAGCTGTTGCTTCTATTATTAAGAAGTACAAACGCACTTTGGTGAACTTCCAAGAAGATTTCTTAATCCCGTTCATCAAGAAGGCGGCTTTCAGGTTCATGCAGTTTGACCCAGAGCGTTATCCCTCAGTCGATATGAACTTCATACCTACGGCAACGCTTGGAATTATTGCTAGAGAGTACGAACAACAGCAGTTTATTGGCTTGTTGCAGACTTTGGGTGCAAATACTCCTGTTTTGCCTATTTTGCTTAAAGGAATTGTTGCAAACAGCAGTTTGTCTAACAGAATGGAGTTGATGGCTAAGTTAGATCAGATGATGCAACCTGACCCACAAGCGCAACAAATGCAACAAGTGCAACAGCAGTTAGCTATGCAAGCGGCTCAAGCACAGATTGCAGTCAATACTACCCAAGCAGAACAGAATAGGGCGGAGGCTACCAAGTTAACTGTCGAGGCTCAGTTGATGCCACAAGAAGTGCAAGCCAAGATGAGTGCATCTTTGACTAAAAACCTACCCAATGAGGCTGATGCCAACCAAAGGGAGTTTGATAAGCGAGTCAAGATTGCTGATTTGATGCTCAAAGAGGCTGACATCAAGAACAAATCTAAGATTGTCGAGTTACAGATGGCTGACAAACTCAATTCTCAGTCACAAGTTAAGCAAGACTTCCTTACTAAACTGACAAATGGTCTAAATAATGGCTAATATCAAGGAACTTATCCAAAGCATTGAGTCAACAGACTCATCTTTTGATGAGAAGTTAGAAGCCATCAATAAGATGGAAGAAACCCTTGTGGCTATGCGCCAACAAGAGGAAAAGGCTGTTCAAGACAATGTAGATTTGATTGTTGAAGCCATCAAAGTGATGGAAAACAAGGTTACGGCACAACTAGAGGTTGCCAAGTCGATTGTTCCTGAGAAGGGTGACAAGGGAGACAAAGGCGATAGAGGTTTAGATGGTCGGCAAGGAATAGATGGCAAGAATGGGCAAAACGGAGTAGACGGAAAAGACGGGATAGACGGAAAAGATGGTGTTTCTGTCTCCAATGCTCAGATTGACTTTGATGGATCGTTGGTTATTACCTTGTCTACTGGTCAAGAGATAAATGTTGGAGAGGTAGTTGCTCCTGACTTGGCAGAGAAGATCAAAGTTATTAGCACTATGTCCACCAATGGGGCGGTGGCCATCCTAGACGAAGGCACAAGCATAACAAGTGGTGTTAAGAAGATAAATTTTGTTGGCGCATCAGTAACGGCTACTAATTCTGGCGATGATGTAACTGTCAATGTAAGCGCAGGAACAGGAACAGTTACAAGCGTGGCTTTATCGGGTGGTACGACAGGATTGACTGTTACTGGTAGCCCAATCACCACAACTGGCACTATTACTTTGGCTGGTACTGTGGCGGTTGCCAATGGTGGAACGGGTGACACAACTGCATCAGGTGCTAGGACAAACCTTGGTCTGGTAATAGGAACAGATGTTCTTGCCCCAACTGGTTCAGCCGCATCCCTTACAGGATTCCCAACATTTAACCAGAACACGACAGGAACTGCGGCTTCCACCCCTAAGTTGCTGACTACCAACTTCACGATTGAGGAATCAGGTGGCAAGTTGCTGTTTAAATATGGCGCAACTACAATAGCCTCAATGTCTTCAACTGGAGTGATTACTTCAGCAACTAATATTATTGCAAATGGAACACCATAAAGGAAAAATATGGCAACGACAGTAACCCTAAAACCTAATGCGATTGACCTCTCTGGCTCGACTTCAGGGACAACCACATTGCAAGCAACTGCGGTGGCTGGTACTACTACCATCACACTTCCAGCGGCAACCGATACCTTGGTTGGTAAGGCAACGACAGATACCCTGACCAACAAGACCCTGACTGCTCCTGTAATCAGCACAATCTCGAATACTGGTACTCTGACCCTACCAACATCTACCGATACCTTGGTGGGTAGGGCAACCACAGATACTCTGACAAACAAAACTTTAACTACACCAGTTATCAGTTCACTTTCATCTGCATCTGCTACTGCGCTAACTTTGCAGTCTGCTGGCACTACGGCAGTAACTATTGATACTTCACAGAATGTGGCTGTTGGCAATACTAGTCCACAAGCAAAATTAAGCGTTGGTGCTGGAACAACTGCGCCTGGTTTTGGTACAGCATCAAAGATGCTTTATGTATGCGACACAACACAACCAGAAGTATTGATTCGTGAAACTAGCGGTAGCGTAGTTACATCAATGTATTCAGATGCTTCTACTGGAAACCTTAGAACTGCAACAAATCATCCTCTTGTTTTACAAACAAATAATTCAGAGCGTATGCGTATCGACTCCTCTGGTAATGTGGGGATTGGGACGAGTTCGCCATCACAAAAACTACAAGTTTTAGCAGTTAATGGCACAGGATTTGCTGGTGCGGCAGTACAAAATCAAAACACCAATGTAGGTATTGCAGGGGTTCAATTTTCATCAGATACAACATATTTTAAATCCGCTATTGGTCTAGTTCGAAGCGATTCAAATGGCGTTGGTTCATTAGTTTTTTACAACGCATCATCAACTGGTGCGGCTAATTGGTCTACTAGCGATGAGCGTATGCGTATCGACTCTAGCGGTAACTTGCTGGTGGGGACTACAAGTACTTTAAATAGTTCAATATTTACGGCTCTACAATCAGGTGCAAACATAAATACAGGTTATTTCCGTTCAACAAACGCTAGCACTCCTATTGGTGTAACTATTGAATATAGTGCAGGAGCGCCAAATAATACTGGACAAATATTTTTAAATTGTGGTGACAATTCGGCTGGAAGATTTCAAGTTCGTTCTAATGGTGGTCTAGCAAATTATTCTGCAAATAATGTCAACTTATCTGACCAAAGAGAAAAGAAAGACATTGCACTTGCACCAAACTACTTAGACAAAATTTGTCAGATACCAGTTAAAACATTTTTGTTTAATGACCAAACTGATACAGACTTAAACCTTGGTGCTATTGCTCAAGATGTGCAAGCCGTATGTCCTGAATTAGTGATGGAAAGTAATTGGGCTGGTGAAAACCAACCAGAAAAAATGCGCTTGTCTATCTATCAAACAGACTTGCAATACGCATTGATGAAGTCAATCCAAGAACTAAAAGCAATAAACGACACACAAGCCGAAACAATCAACGCACTAACCGCCCGTATAGTGGCTTTGGAGAGCAAATAATGGCTACTACTTGGACAATTACACAACTAGACCGCCAAACCTCTAATGGGTTTGTAACAACTGCACATTGGACTGCAAGCGCAGTAGATGGAGATTACTCTGCATCTACATACGCAACAAGTTCATGGGCTGATGGAACACCTACAACCCCTTATGCTGACCTGACACAAGGGGCTGTATTAGGTTGGATATGGGCTAATGGCGTAGACAAGACGGCAGTAGAGGCTAGTCTGCAAGCGCAGATTGATGCACAGAAGAATCCTGTAACGGCTACTGGAGTGCCTTGGTGACCCCTGAACTGCAAAAGTACTACGAAGCCCGATTTGACTTGATGTCAAAAGAGGGTTGGAAAGACTTAATGGAAGATATTGACACAATGATTGAATCGTTGAACAATATAAGTACAATCCCTGACGAAAAGTCCTTGCAATTTAAGAAGGGCGAATTGTCAATACTCACATGGCTGAGAACCTTGAAAGAGGTCAGCGAGAGAGCATTTGAGGAATTGAATGAAAAGACTATTTGATTTTGCCTGTGAAAACGGGCATAAAACT